GACTACCAAGAAGCGTGTGATCATTTCAACGTGGCAGTCGATCTATAAGTTTCCAAAGGCTTGGTTCGAGCAGTTTGATGGTGTGATCGGTGACGAGTGTCACGGCTTCAAGTCAAAGTCTCTTTCATCTATTATGAACAAGTCTACAGAGGCAAAATACCGCTTTGGACTTACTGGTACGTTAGCTGGGACGCAGACGCACAAGTTAGAGCTGGAGGGCTTATTTGGCCCCGTATATCAAGTGACAGCCACAAAGAAACTGCAGGATGATGGAACACTAGCCCCATTAGACATCACTGTGCTTAACCTGCTCTATAGTGAAGAAACCAGACAAGGATTTGGATCCAAGACGTACCAAGAAGAGATTGACTTCATCGTCAAGCATGAGAAGCGCAATAAGTTTATCCGTAATTTAGCACTGTCTCAGACTGGGAACACTCTTGTGCTGTTCCACCGTGTTGAGAAGCACGGAAAGGTTCTAGTGGATCTAATCAGAGATAAGGCCGAGCAAGGAAGACAAATATTCTACGTCTCTGGCGAAGTTGACACTGAGGATCGTGAAGCTATTCGTCGTATTGTAGAGACTCAAAAGGATGCTGTGATTGTGGCGTCAATGGGCACGTTTTCTACAGGGATAAATATAAGAAACCTCCACAACATTGTATTTGCATCTCCAAGCAAATCGCAGATTAAAGTTTTGCAGTCTATTGGCCGAGGTTTACGTAAGTCTGATGATGGAAGTACTACCAAGCTATTCGATATAGCTGACGACCTTCATTGGAGAACCCATAAAAACTTTACACTGCTACATTGTTTTGAACGTGTAAAGATATACAAAAAAGAGCAATTTAACTTTAATATTAAGCAGGTGAATATAGAATAATGGAAATCAAACAGTTTAAATTATCATCTGGTGAAGAGATTGTCTGCGAAGTTCTTGAATGGCCTGATGCAGATGAAGACATAGCTGACATCGTTGTGCGTAATATCTTTAAGGTTGTAGCAATCGATCAGACGGTTTCTGGTAATCGGTATTACACTTTCAAGCCGTGGATGGTGTTCCAAGATGAACCAGATATGTTCCAGACAATAAACATCAATCACGTTATTGGAGAAGCTAATCCTTCCCAGAAGCTACTTGAACAATACTTCAACATATTGAAGGGTGAGTTGTCAGAAGAATCGGAAGCTGCAAGAGAAGAATTAGAAAAGAAACTTGCAGATTATATCCACAACCTACGTCAGATGGTTAACCAGCAAGTTGGTTCTAGCGATAGTGGCGAAGAGAATGTAATCAAGTTTCCGGGTGGAAGGACCATCCACTAATGTACGACAAAGATGCTTGGCTAAAGTATCCACACCACCACAATTGGTTTAATAAACTGTATGTGGCTGAACAAATGGGCTACTATTGCGGTCCATGTGGCTTTGCTCCATCTAGATCTAACTACTATATTGTGCGACCTATATACAACTTGGGCGGTATGGGTGTTGGCACAAGCATTCAGTTTATTGAAGCTGACGACTACACAATGGTTCCTCCTGGATACTTCTGGTGTGAGATTCTGCTAGGCAAACAATACTCTGCAACGTATGAGTTTGTACATGGTGGATTATCGGATGGTAAGCCTTACTGGAAACCAATCACATGCTGGGTTGGTGAAAAGGCTCCAGGCAGCTTCTCAAAGTTTACAAAGTGGTCACGTAGCGCATACGTTCCTGAGGTTCCTCGTGCATTCAATGTTCTCTCAGATGTAAAACGTATCAATGTTGAATTTAAAGCAAACTCTCCATTCGAAGTTCATCTCAGAGACACTCCAGACCCAGACTACGATGAATTGATTCCCATTTGGGCAGATGATCCAAAGCAGATCGAAGCATTGCTCGAGCAAGGATATCGCTACATTGATTCCTTTGACAACTCAAATGGTTTTCTCAAACCAGCCAGACTAGGGTTCATGGTAAAGTAATATTGCCGGACTGCTAACAACCGCAATGTAATTGTCCCCTGTTTTTCTATTTTGTCAACAGTTATTTTGCATGTTGACCTTTTATTTCTTATAACCGATAATTGCGTAATATAGTGTAAAAAGGATATTATTTTTAATGGCTAAACGTGAAAGTATTCATTATGTAAACAACGCTAAGTTCTCACAAGCAGTTGTAGACTACTGCACGGAATTGCAAGCAGCAAAGGAAGCTAGAAAGAATGACCTTCCTAAAGTAACAAACTACATTGCTGAATGCTTCCTAAAGATCTCTGAGGGTCTTTCTCACAAACACAACTTTATCCGTTACACATATCGCGAAGAGATGGTTATGGACGCAGTGGAGAATTGTTTACGTGCAATCGAAAATTATAACATTGAAGCGGCAACGCGTTCTGGCAACCCCAACGCTTTTGCATATTTCACTCAGATCGCGTGGTATGCTTTTCTACGTCGAATTGCAAAGGAGAAAAAGCAACAAGACATCAAGCTTCGCTATCTTTCGCAATCCGGTATCGAAGAATACATCATAAACGAGACTGGTGATGAAGCTGCTGTTCAAGTATTACAATCATTTGTTGATCAATTAAAAGATCGCATTGATAAGGTAAAAGAGAAAGATACAGACGTTAAAATCTTTGCTCGTGAAGAAAAGATTAGACGCAAACATCAAATTGCAGTTGATTCAGATTTACAGGATTTTATGGAATGAAGACAGTTCTTTTAACAGGTGCAGAGGGGATGATTGGATCCCACCTTAAAACTTATTTGATTGATAATGGTTATTCAGTTGTTTCTTTTGAAGGTGATGTGTGTAAACAAAAAGACTGGAACAAATATGATGTTCCCGATTACTTAATTCACCTTGCTGCTTTTGCTGGTGTTCGAGCTTCAATTAATGAACCTGAGCTATTCTACAATAATAATGTTGGTGGTATGGAATGTGCTATCAACTTTGTTGAGGGAACCAAATGTAAGTTTCTTTATGCATCATCATCTAATGCTAAAGAATGGTGGACCAACCCGTATGCAACTACCAAGAAGATGAATGAGCTGCAAGCTCAAGCATTACCTAGATCTGTTGGGATGAGATTCCATACTGTGTGGCCAGGTCGCAATGATATGCTTTACAAGTTGCTAAGTGCTCGTAAGGTTACATACATCAATGGAGATCACTATAGAGATTTCATTCATGTTGATGATTTGTGCAGTGCCATCTTGACTATTATGGAAAACTATACTAAAATGAAACCAGTAGTAGATATCGGCACAGGTCATGCAACTCCTGTTCTCGAAGTAGCAAAGAAGTTTGGCTTTACTGGTGAAGTTAAGTTTGATTCTGCTCCTCATGAACGAGTGATTACAAAAGCTGATATTGAATGGCTACTAAAACTTGGTTGGACCCCCACACGGAACATTTTAGTATGAAATTTGCTATCCTAAACGATACTCACGCTGGTATTCGTAACTCATCGGAGATCTTTCTAGACAATGCTGAGAAATTCTACAGCACTGTGTTCTTTCCCTATCTTGAAGAGCATGGAATTACGCACATCCTCCATCTCGGGGACTACTACGATAACCGAAAGTTTATCAACTTTAGAGCGCTACATCGAAACCGCAAGATGTTCCTCTCAGAGCTACGTGATCGAAAAATCACGATGGATATCATCGCAGGAAATCATGACACCTTCTATAAGAACACAAACGATCTTAACAGTCTGAAAGAACTGCTTGGTCACTACATGGATGAGGTCAATATTATCCATGAGCCAACTGAGATGCAGTATGGTGATATGACTTGGGCTTTGGTTCCTTGGATTGCTCCTGACAACGAAGCTCAATCGCTTGAATTTCTTAGAACGACAAAAGCTACTCACGTAGGTGGCCACTTTGAGCTGACAGGCTTCGAAGTGATGAAAGGTGTGGAGATGACACATGGAATGGAAACTGGAATTCTTGAGCGATTCGACGCAGTGTACAGCGGACACTACCACACCAAATCATCCAAGCACAACATTCACTATCTTGGAACCCAATTGGAATTCTTCTGGAACGATGCCCACGACCCAAAACATTTCCACGTTTTTGACACAGAGTCGAAAACGCTAACAGCTATCCAGAATCCTCATACTCTATTCAAGCGCATCTATTACGATGATTCTCAGACAGACTACCTGCAGTATGATGTAAGCGATGTTGACGGAAAGTTTATCAAAGTCGTCGTTATGAACAAGTCGGATCTGTTCACCTTTGACAGATTCATTGACAGACTGCAGAGTCGTAAGATTCACGAGCTAAAGATTGCTGAAAACTTTAATGAATTTATTGGTGAGTCTGTTGCCGATAGTGACGTTTCATTGGAAGATACTACATCTCTACTCAACAGCTACATTGATGCAGTTGATACAGATCTAGATAAGGATCGTATTAAGACTCAAATGAATGCATTGATGATCGAAGCTCAGACAATGGAAATCGCATGATCGTTTTTGAGACGCTAAGATGGCGTAATTTTTTAAGTACCGGCAACCAATTTACCGAAACTAATCTAAGAGAACATCCTACAACTCTTGTTGTAGGTCATAATGGTGCGGGTAAGTCAACTATGCTTGACGCCCTCTCTTTTGCATTGTTTGGTAAGTCTCATCGTAACATCTCAAAGCCTCAGCTAGTCAATACTATTAACAACAAAGACTGTGTTGTCGAAGTTGTCTTTACAGTATCTGGCGCGCGCTTTAAGATTGTCCGTGGCATTAAGCCAGCTATATTCGAAATCTGGAAGAATGGGGTAATGATCAATCAGGATTCCCATTCCAAGGAGTACCAGAAGATCCTCGAGCAGAATATTCTCAAACTGAACCATAAGTCCTTCCATCAGATCATTGTACTTGGAAGCTCCTCTTTTGTTCCGTTCATGCAGTTGACCGCCCAACATCGCCGAGAAGTGATCGAGGATCTTCTGGACATTAACGTGTTCTCTAAGATGAATCAGATCCTGAAAGAAAAGAATAGCACACTCAAAGATGCTGTTCGTGAGATTCAGTATAAGATTGATCTGCAGACTAATAAGATTGACACGCAGAAGAAATACATTCAGGACATCAATAAGATCAACAAAGATCTAAAGGATCAGAAGCTAAAAGCTATTGCTGATCTGCGTGAAGAGATGAGTGAGATTAGTCATTCTAATTCTGCTCTGTCGCTCAAGATTGATCATCAGAATGCTATCTGGCCCACTAAGCAATACAAGCTGCAGGAAAAGAAACAGCAGCTTATGCAGTATGATACTCAGTTTAAGACTGATGTTAAAACCCTTGTCAAGGAGGCTAAATTCTTTGAAGAGAACTGCACCTGTCCTACATGTACACAAGATATTAGCGAAGAGATCAAGAGTGCTAAGTTGGCGAAGGCTTCTTCGAAAGCTAAAGACCTTCAGTCTGCGTTGAATAAGCTGCAAGGCGAGTTGGATAACACCACTAACGAGCTATCTAATGTTGAAGCCAACCTAGAACAGATCCGTGGTTGGCAGAATTCTCTGAGCATTAACACTCAGGCAATCATTCGTATTGAGAACAACATCAACGCTCTGCTTGACGAGATTGATAACCTAACAGATACTTCTAGTGATGTCTCTGTTGCAAAAGCCGATCTTGAGACTTATATTGACCAGAAGACTCAGCTTGCAGAAGAGAAGCTCACACTTAGCGAGCAGTATCAGTATAACGTTGTCATTGCCGAGATGTTGAAAGATACTGGGATTAAGACTAAGATCGTTCGTCAGTACATGCCAGTTATCAACAAGCTGGTCAATCAGTATCTGCAAGTGTTGGACTTCTTCGTGTCGTTCCACCTAGATGAAGCGTTTGCTGAGACTATCAAGTCTCGTCACCGTGATAGCTTTAGCTATGACTCGTTCTCTGAGGGTGAGAAGCAGCGTATTGACCTTGCCTTGCTGTTCACGTGGCGTCAGATCGCTAAGATGAAGAACTCTGTTGCAACCAACCTGCTGATCCTCGATGAGACATTTGACTCATCGCTCGACTACGAAGGCGTTGACAACCTTATGAAAATTCTGTATACTCTCGGAGATGATACTAATGTCTATGTAATTTCTCATAAAGGTGACATTCTTGAAGGCAAGTTCGCTAACAAGATAGAGTTCATTAAAGAAAAGAATTTCAGTAAAATTAAAGGAACCTGATATGGAGCTATCCAACTTTACTATGCAAGTTTTGAAGAACTTTGCTTCCATTAATTC